GGGCGTTGACATGGCTTCGCGCCAAGTCCACAACGGTATTTCGTTGCGTATCGTGCGTCAGTACGACATCAACAACGACCGTCTGCCTTGCCGTATTGATGTTCTGTATGGCTACGCTGCCATTCGTCCTATCACTGCGGTCCGTCTCTGGGGCTAAACCAGTGGGGGCTTCGGCCCCCATTCGTAACTTTTTTTAAGGATATTTATCATGGCACTTTCTAATGGCACAGGCGGTTATCAAATCGGTGCAGGCGCAACTGACGAAGCAATTATGTTTGTTCAGGGCGCGCCTACTGTATTGGCAGCCGCAGCAACTGCAACATCCGCACAACTCCAAAATGGCCTGTTTGTTTTTGACGGCGCTGCTGGCAACCTAACATTGCCAACAGTTGCTTTGTTGGAAGCAGATATGTTGAGCGCACAAAAAGTCAATTCTGCATTTGACTTTTTTGTGGTCAACATTGACGCAGCCGATTCAATCACTTTGGCTGTCGGCACTGGTTGGACCATTGTTGGCGCGGCTGCGGTAACTACCGCAACGTCAGCCCATTTCCGTGCGCGCAAGACTGGCGACGGCACTTGGACTGCATACCGCATTAGCTAATGTAACAACCCCGTCCTTCGGGGCGGGGGGTTAACTTTTTTTGGGACTGATAAAGGAGTTTTAACATGGCAAATAACAAACCGATTGGCGTAGCGTACGCTGATCCTTTGCTTGATTCTGTACAAGTTGGTACCTCTAACGCGCCTATTGAAATTAATACTTCAGGCGTATTAAATGGTGCTTATGCAACAACCTCAGCCACTTCAGGTGACACCCGTCTTAACTTTAGTCGTTTAACCTTTACCTCTACAGGTTCAGGCGAAACTGCACGTTTTTTGACCCGTGTAACTGGTGCTAACGGTGCTACTGCTGGAACTATTAACGGCGCTCACATTAGTTGCGCCATTAATACTGGCGGCACAATTAGCGGTGCAGCTAACGCTTTGCGCGCAACTATTGGTGGTTCGTCTACTAACCCAGGCGGCACACTTGCTGCGTTGCAACTTGATTCCGATATTGCTTCTGGCGGTACTTGGTCTAACGCATCTTTCTTGCGCGTAACCAACTCTGGCAGCGGCACACTCGGTAATTTTGCAGCATTACCCGCTGTAGCTGTAGACGGCGTATTTCGTGCAAAAGTAGGATCCCCTGCTGTATCGCACACTATTCCTGTAACTAGTGGTGGTGTAACTTACTATATTATGGTTTCTACAATCGCCTAATATGATAATTACAAAAGAGTTTTTGCTGTCTGAAATCTCTGACTTAGAGGCTGAATCACAGAAGGCGCAAACTTTCTTGATTCAGGCTCAAGCTACTATTTCAGCATATACAATGCTTATAGAAAAATTAAAAGAACCAACAGAAAATGAACATTTATCTCAAGCACCCTGAGCATGGCACTAAAGTCGCCACGATGGATATTGAAGCAGAATATGATGAAAAAAACGGCTGGGTACGATATACTTTGGGTACGCCCGAGGCGGAGCCGGTAAACGAGCTAAAACGTAAACGTAAAACCGCGGAGTAGCCATGAGTACAACAGCCGGTGATCAAATTAATGGGGCACTAAAATTACTTGGCGTACTTGCCGAGAATGAAACGCCTTCGGCCGCAACCGCGCAAGATGGGCTTACTACACTTAACCAGATGATTGATTCGTGGAATACCGAACGCTTGTCGGTGTATTCTACGCAAGATCAAATTTTTTCTTGGTTGCCTGGGTTTAGGACTCGGACGCTAGGACCTACGGGAGATTTCGTTGGAAACCGTCCAATCTTGGTTGATGACGCGACTTATTTTCTTGATCCTGCTTCTGGCATTTCATTCGGCATTAAGTTAATCAATCAACAACAGTACGACGGTATTGCAGTCAAAACCGTTACGTCAACTTATCCACAGGTCATGTTCGTAAACATGACTTACCCCGACATTACGATGACGGTGTACCCCGTGCCTACCAAGGTACTAGAGTGGCATATCATATCGGTAACAGAACTTACGCAGCCGGCCGTTTTAGCAACCGTCTTGGCTTTTCCGCCAGGCTATCTGCGTGCGTTTAAATACAATCTTGCGTGTGAGCTTGCCCCCGAGTTTGGCGTTGAGCCTAGCCCACAAGTGTCGCGCATCGCTATGACGTCTAAGCGCAATCTCAAGCGCATTAACAACCCAGACGACGTTATGTCAATACCGTATTCGATTGTGGCGACACGTCAACGCTTTAACATTTTTGCTGGTAACTACTAGGATTAATTATGGCAAACGTAACCATACCCCAATTACCAGCAGCCACCACCTCGGCGGGAACTGATCTATTGCCTGTAGAACAAAGCGGCGTTACTAAACAAATGACTAGAACAGTCTTGTTGACTAATGCTACATTAACTACGCCTATTCTTGGAACACCCCAAACAGGCACATTAACAAACTGTACGGGTTTACCCTTGGCTGCAGGTGTAACAGGTATTTTGCCAGTAGCCAACGGCGGAACAGGACTTACATCACTAGGCACAGGCGTTGCTACATTTTTGAGCACGCCTTCTAGCGCTAATTTACGTTCCGCCGTAACGGACGAAACAGGTACAGGCGCATTAGTATTTGCTAATACACCTACGTTGGTAACCCCCGTGTTGGGGGTAGCTACAGCTACTAGCGTTAACAAAATGGCCATTACAGCCCCCGCCACTAGTTCTACTTTAGCGGTTGCGGATAGCAAAACATTTACCGTTAACCATAGTCTTACCTTATCTGGAACAGACACCACCACCATGACGTTTCCGGCTACAAGCGCTACGATTGCTCGTACCGATGCGGCACAAGCGTTTACTGGAAATCAAACATTTAACGGCGCAATTATTGGTGCAGTGCAAGCCTTATCAGGCCCAGGCGCAGTTAATGTAACCCAATTAACTACTGCGTTTACTTCAACTGCTGCGGGTAATGCACTGACACTTGCAGATGGCGCACAAGGCCAACTAAAGACAATTATTTATGTTGCAGAAGCCGCTGGTGGTGATACTGGTATATTGACACCGACCAACCTTGGAAGTGCAACCACAATTACATTCAATGCAGTTGGTGATTCGGCTACTCTCCAGTTTGCGGGTACTGACTGGTGGGTTGTTGGATTCCGTGGTGCGGTAGTTGCGTAACATATGAAAACCCCAATCTTAGGATCGGCGTATGTAGCCCGCAGCGTTAATGCGGCGGATAACCGCATGGTCAATTTGTTTCCAGAACTTATTCCAGAAGGTGGCAAAGAGCCCGCTTTTCTAAACCGCGCGCCAGGGCTAAAGTTTTTGCAATCTGTGGGCACAGGGCCTATTCGCGGGCTATGGGCACATCAAACAAACGGCTCAGACTTTTATGTCGCGTCCGGCAATGAGTTCTATAAACTTAACAGTTTGACCGGCACCCCCACGCTATTAGGCGCCATTAGCGGCACGGGTCAAGTGTCCATCGCCGATAACGGTACACAATTATTTATTGCGTGCAACCCACGATCGTACATCTATAACGAAGTCACAAACGGGTTTGCTGAGATTACCGACCCTGACTTTACGGGCGCGGTGACGGTAGGTTACCTTGACGGTTATTTTGTGTATAACGAGCCAAACAGCCAAAAGGTTTGGGTAACTCAATTGCTTGACGGCACTCAAGTTGACCCTTTGTCTTTTGCAAGTGCTGAAGGTTCGCCCGACGGGTTGGTGTGCATTAACGTAAACCACCGCGAAGCATGGCTTTTTGGTACAGACTCAATTGAGGTTTGGTACGACGCAGGGCTGCCCGATTTTCCGCTTACCCGAATTCAAGGCGCGTTTAACGAGATCGGCTGCGCGGCAGCATTTTCTGTTGCTAAACTTGATAACGGTTTGTTTTGGCTTGGACAAGACGCGCGCGGCGAAGGCATTGTTTACCGTTCGCAAGGCTATACCGGCGTGCGTATTAGTACTCATGCTGTTGAATGGCAAATCCAACAATACGCTAATATGTCCGACGCAGTAGGGTATACCTACCAACAAGACGGCCACGCGTTTTATGTGTTGAATTTTCCCACCGCTAACGTGACTTGGGTGTATGATGTTGCTACTCAAGGATGGCATGAGCGCGCAGGGTTTTTAAACGGCGATTTTACTCGCAACAGAGGCAATTGCCAGTGTAATTTTCTTGGGACAATTATTGTCGGTGACTTTGAAAACGGCAACATTTACTCTTTAGATTTGACCACTTACGCTGATAACGGCGGTCCTCAGAAATGGTTACGCTCATGGCGCGCGCTGCCGACCGGCACAAACAATCTAAAGCGCACTGCTCAACATAGTCTTCAATTAGATTGCGAGACAGGTGTAGGATTAAACGGCGTTGATCAAACTGAAAATATTGAATGGTTTTTTTACACTTCTAGTGGAGATCAACTTGTAACTACCAGTGGTGATTTGTTACTTTTTTCGCCGCCTTTTGTACAAGGCGTTAATCCTCAAGTTATGCTGCGTTGGTCCGATGACGGCGGCCACACATGGTCAAATGAGCATTGGGCGTCAATTGGTAAAATTGGCCAGTTTGGGTTCCGCGCCATCTGGCGTCGACTAGGCATGACGCAAAAGCTGCGCGACCGAGTGTATGAAGTGTCAAGCACTGATCCAGTTAAGATCGACATTGTGGGCGCTGAACTAATCATTAGCGGCACAAATGCCTAACATCACCCAAATCCCCGCGCCTCGCGTACCTCTTGTTCAAGGCAATACGGGGTTAATGACTACCCAATGGTTTAGGTATTTTAACAACCTTAATACCATTCTTGGTAGCGGCACGGGTATCACTACGCCAGTGTTTGGCGGTACAGGCACAAACGTCATCCCCACAAATGGGCAAATTTTAATTGGTAATTCTGCCGGTAACTATACTGTTGCATATCTGACCGCGGGGACGGGGCTTTTTAGAACTAACGGCAACGGCGCGTTAACGGTCGGTATATCTAACACAGGTGTCACGGCTGGCTCTTACGGTTCTGCATCGTCTGTAACGACTTTAACAGTTAACGCTCAAGGTCAATTGACAGTTGCGGGAAACGTTGCAATAGCGATTGCGGCTTCCCAAATTATTAGCGGCACATTAGCTGTTGCCCGTGGCGGCACGGGATTATCGTCTTACACAATTGGCGATATTATCTTTGCAAGTGGCACAACAACATTATCTACATTACCTGACGTTGCTACTGGCAACGCATTGCTATCTGGTGGCGTTGGCGTTGCACCTGCATATGGTAAAGTCGGTCTGACTACCCATGTGTCGGGAGTGCTGCCTATTGCTAATGGTGGCACAAATATTTCAACGTATGCTGTTGGCGATATTCTTTATTGCAGCGCAACAAACGTATTGTCTAAGTTAGCAAAGCCATCATCTAGTTCGTATTTAGCAATGACTTCAGCGGGTGTGCCTAGCTGGAAAAATCCTAAATATGGCACGTTTTACAACACAACGACTGAAACCGTTGGAATCATCAATACGGCGTATCCACTTAATTTTGATACAACAGACTTAAGCAATGGCGTGACTGTTGCAACGACTGCTGCGGTGGTAACGGGCAGCATTGCGCTATTTGTGTTGACTGTCACAGCGGTCACAAGCGGCACTTTATCAATTGGTCAAGTAATTAGCGGAACGGGCGTTACGGCTGGAACTCGAATTGTTGCGTTTGTATCTGGATCGGGCGGTGTTGGTACTTATACGTTAGATAAATCACAAACTGTTACAAGCACAACGATTTCAGCAACTAAGCAATCAAGATTAACCGTATCGGCTGATGGGGTGTATAACTTTCAGTTTTCTTGCCAACTTGATAAAACAAGTGCAACTGCTAAAAGCCTTTATATATGGCCACGGATTAATGATGTTGATGTAGCTAACTCAGCAACAGAAGTTACATTAGCTGGCTCAAATGCTGCGACTGTTGCGGCATGGAACTTTGTTTATAACCTGTCGGCTAATAGTTATTTTGAGCTAATGTGGTCTGCGGAAGATACGGATTGCATTATGCCCGCATCAGCGGCGGTTGCACCAGTTCCTGCAATACCAGCAATTATTATGACGGTAACGGACAATATCAGCGTATAACTTTAATTTTATTGGCAAAAAACAATGGCTTCGGTTAACATTAAAATAATTGAATGTGGGCTTACATGTTAGTGAGAAAAGCTACTGAAGCTGACCTTGATAAGTATGTCACGCTTGCGCAAGATTTTCACGCAGCATCACCTATGCACGGCGTAGTAGAGTTTGATCGCGAAGGGTACGGGCAGTTTTATTTGTCTTCGTTGCAAAACGAATCTATTGGCGTATGGTTAGCCGAGCTAGACGATGAAATTGTAGGTATTTCAGGCGCGATTGCGTACCCGCTGTACTTTAGCCCTAGCGCGATTGTAGTGCAGGAATTGTGGTGGTGGTTGACCCCAAACGCTCGCGGAAGCGGAGCCGGCGCGGCTATGTTTAAGCAGATAGAGGCTTGGGCAAAAGAGCGTAGCGCATCAGCGTTGTTTATGATTGCGCTTGAAGATGATCGGGCGCAAAAAATGGAAAAGCTGTACTCGCGAGCTGGCTTTAGACCAATGGAACGTACATTTATTAAAGAGGTTACATCATGGCAATAGCAACTGGCACCGCATTAGCGCTTGGCGCGGCGGGTAGTCTTGCGGGCTCCGTTATCGGGGCCCAAGCAGCCGGCTCGGCGGCAAACAAACAAATAAAAGCATCGCAACAAGCCGCCGCGCAACAATACGAAGCAGCGCAAGCGTCTATCAGAGCGCAACAGCAAGTGTTGGACGCGCAGCTTCGCAACGCTAATAACGTCCAAGCCGCGCAGATTCAATCGCAAAAAGATTCTCTTGACCAGCAATTGCGCGTAGCCGCTGAAACGCGTGACGCACAACTTGCTACGGCTAGAATGACCAAGGATGAACAGTTAGCCTTTGCGGGTAAAACTAAAGACGAGCAAATGCTTATCGCTCGCGAAGTGCTGGGTAAGCAAGAGGGTGCGTATAGCCCGTATCAAGAAGCTGGGCTAGAAGGCCAAAATCGGCTGCGAGAATATCTTGGTATAGGCGGCAACGCTGCGGCGCCTGGTTACGGTCAGTTTGCTACGGCTGAATTTACGCCCGAAGCGTTTGCCGCAGGGCAAGACCCAGGCTACGCTTTCCGTATGAAGGAAGGTCTTAAAGCGGTAGACGCGCAAGCGGCCGCCCGTGGTGGGTTGATTTCAGGTGCCGCCCTTAAGGCCAGCCAACGCTTTGGGCAAGACATGGCGTCGCAGGAATACCAGAACGCATTTAACCGTTACCAAGCCACACGTCAAAATACGCTTGCGCCTTACCAGTCTTTGCAAGGCGTAGGCATGGGCGCGGCAGGCGGTTTGTCTGGCGCGGCAGGCGGCTATGGGCAAACAGGATTTAACTCACTAGCTAACTATGGAAATACCGGCGCTAACGCAATTGGCACAGCAGGCGCGCAAGCAATTGGTGCATACGGCGGCTATGGCAGCGCCGCGGGCAATGCTTACGGTAACTACGGCAACAACTTGGCAAACGCAGTAGGTACGGCTGGCGGCCAAATTTACGGCGCGTATGGTAACTTTGGCAATCAGTTTACTGGAGCTATGACAGGGTTTGGCAATAACCAAGCTAACTTGACAACAGGCGCGGGTAACGCAGCCGCCGCGGGTCAAATTGGTCAAGCTAACGCAATCTCAGGTGGCATTAGTAACTTGAGCAATATGTACTATCAAAATCAATTGTTTAACATGTTAAACAAGCGCGGGCCTGAATCAACGCTTGGTAGCGAGCCTTAAGGATAAATCATGGCAATCAATCCAAACATTGCGCTAGGTATTCAACAACCGCAACAAGTTAATATGCTTGGCCAATACGCACAAGTTATGGCTATCCGCGCTGCGCAACAAGAAATGGAAGGCAATGAGGGCGTAAGAAGCGCATTGTCGCGGGGGGTGCCTGAAGACCCTACGCAATTGTTGCAGTACGGAAAACAAGGCCGCGCAACGTACGAATCATTGCTTAAAGGTAGAAAAGAGCAAGTAGATACCGCGGCTAAAACTTTAACTATGGCTGGTCAAATTGCTGGCTATGTTCGTGACAATCCAACACCCGAAAACTTTGTAAACGCCGTGGGCACTATGGTGCAAAACGGTGTTCTTACGCGAGCACAAGCCGAACGCGTTATTGCTGACGCCGGCAACGACCCCGCTAAGATTAAATCATACGCAGAACGCACTGCATCCGACGCGCTTTCTGAAGCAGATAGGTTAACCGCACGCACTAGAATTCAAGCTGCTAACATTGGTGCCGCGCCTGGTCATCGTCAAGCTGATATTGCAGGTCGACGCTTGTCTATGGAAGAACAACAACAAGCAGATATTGCTCGTATATTGCGCGGCGAGCCGTCTGTTGGGGCGGGGGCTACAACCGCGCCTTCTATGGGCGGCGGCGCGCCCGTTACCGGCGCAATGGCTCCCGTAAGTGGTGGCGCACCTGTTACTGGCGCGGTAGCTCCCGTTGTCGGCGCGCCTGTTATTGGTGCAGTAACGCCTGTTGCCGCACCAGCTACAGCGCCAAACGTAAACGCGCTTAACGCGGGTGCTACACCAGCAACCGCGGCTAACGTCAACTCGCTTACTGCGGGGGCGGTTCCACCAGAAATAGCGCAAATGCAAACGCAAATTGGTCAACTGATTAGAGTTGGGACACCTAAAGCAATAGCTGCCGCAGACGCGTTAATTAAGCAGCACAACATGCTGATGCCTTCGCAACAAATAGTACAAAATACAAAAGGCGAGTATGTGCGTGTTGATCAACGCTCAGGCGCTTCTACACCTGTGCTTGACGCAAGTGGTCAGCCATTAGTAGGCAAATTGCCGCCCGAACAATTTGAGTCTGAGTACAGAAAAGTTGTTGGTAAAGCCGCTGGCGACCGCGATGTCGGAATTGCTACTAGCGCAACCGCCGCAGCCGGAAACTTACCTAAACTGTACGAAACTCTTGATCAACTTAAAACGTCTGACGCCATTACTGGCTTTGGTGCGGGGGTTATTAAAAATATTGAAGCTTTCCGCGCTAAATTTGCTAACGATATTAAAGCAGGCAAAAGAGTTGCAGATACTGAAATTCTTGACGCTATGTTGGGTTCCGATGTGTTCCCAATGATTCAATCGTTAGGGGTCGGCGCAAAAGGCATGGATACTCCGGCCGAACGCGAGTTTTTGCGTAGTGTGATGACCGGTACAATTAACATGGATAAAGCCGCGTTAATTAAATTAACTGACATCCGCAAAAACATTGAAGAACGTGCTATTAAACGGTATAACGAAGCCGTCGACAGCGGTCAACTTAATAGATTTTTTGAAACGCAAGGCGTTAAACCTGAAAAAATTGAAGCGCCCAAGTACGAACCGCGGCTTAAGCAAGTGGATCAAGACGCGCTTAATTGGGCTAAAACTAATCCTAATGACCCCCGCGCCGCGCAAATTCTCCAACGATTGGGAATGTAAAAATGGCTTTCGATCCCGATGCTTATTTGGCTAAGACCGCCCCTACAGCGGCGCCGGCGGCAAAAACACCCGCCGCTAAGTTTGACCCCGACGCATATTTAGGGACATCGCCTGAAGGTATGCCGCTTGCGCGGCAACCGGATTGGGCGCAGACAAGCCCTAACTTATATAGAGCCGCCACTACTGCGCGTGAATATTTGGGGCCAACTATAGAGGCATTAGGCGCAGCAGGCGGCGGTGTGTTAGGTACAACACTAGGTCCACTTGGGACGGTTGCAGGCGCTGGCTTAGGGTATGGCATAAGTAAAGAATTGTTGCAAGGCGCAGATGTAGCGTTAGGTCTTAAGCCTCCGCGTACGCCATATCAAACAGTTCAGCAACCCGCACAAAACGTCATGGAAGGCGCTTTTTTTGAGGGCGTTGCGCCTGTAGTAATTCAAGGCGGCGCGCGGTTGTTTGACGTCGGTCAACGTAACGCATTAAAAGCTAAAAAGATAGTTACTGAAACATTAGGCGGCGTGGATACGCCAGCCGTGCGCAACATGCTTACCCGTGCGGGCGATGATGTAACTGCTGCACAAGCGCTAGAGGGTATTGATAAGCCAGCGTTCCAAGCGTTAGCTGAACGTGTAAGCGGTCGCACAGTAAGTGCTGCGGGGTCAAAATATACTACGCAAGAAGCGCAAGAAGCTGCACGACGCGTTGGAATTAAAAGCGTTACGCCAAATTTGGTTGAAAGCATCAAAATGCGTGACCAAATATCGCGCCCATTTTATGAAGCGGCTGACAAAGCCGTTGTTAAAATTGACGACGAATTAAAAACCATTTTTGACCGTATGCCAGAGGGCACGTTAAAAGCCGCCGCTGACATAGCAAAAATGGAAGGCCGCCCATTTATTATGGGCGCTGCCAAACCCGCCGGATCAGTGCCAACAGGGCTAGTCGATGCCGCGGGCAATCCGATTATGAAACAAACATCTGCTGAAATTCCTGAAATTACCGGCGAGTCAATGCACTTTATTAAGCGCGCGTTGTCAGACATAGCTAACGCGCCGGCATCCCAAAAAGGGATTGGACGCGATACGCAAGCGGCGGCCAAAGGCGTTTTAAATGATTTCATAACTAGTTTTGAAGCGCGCGTTCCTGATTATGGAACCGCTCGTAATTTATTTTCAGAAGCGTCAGGGCCAGTCAATCAGTCTAAAGTTTTGGACGCCATGATGAAAGTGCTTGATCAGCCTGGTGGCGGCGAGCGGGTAATGCCGTTCCTAAATGCGCTAGGTCGTGGCGAAACAGCGTTGCTTAAGCGTTCTACTGGTTTTCCTCGCTACGAAACTGGCGACTTGACCAAGATATTAACGCCCGAACAGATGGGCGCTGTAGACGACGCAGTCAAACAAATGACGCGCGATATTCGCATATCCGATCAAGCTACCACAGGCCGCGAAGCGTTGGCTGACGTGTTAAAGGGCAACCTAAAATTGTTCCGTTTACCTACAACGCTGAATTTCAAAGGCACAATTGCTAATGAAATGTTAGCTAAAATTGAGGGTAAAGTTGGCGACAAGGTAATGAATACTTTGACCGATTCGCTTAAGACCGCAAAAACGGCCGAAGAATTGTTGTCTGTGTTGCCCGCGCATGAGCGCATTAAAGTTCTCAATATTATGTATGACGTTGCCGGTAGCGCTGCGCCAGCTCAACGCGCTTTGCGAACCGGCGCAAAAGTAGCGGCTACGCAAGAAGAACCCACAAACAACCTTGCCCCATTAACACTTTTCCAAAACCGTAATTCGTTGAGGCCGTAATGGATTCACAAATGCTTTTCAACATTGCGATTGGTTTGGCGTCGTTCTTCGGTGGTTGGGTGCTGAACAACATCACCAAAGCAATTGATCGCTTGGATAACGACGTGCGTAAGATGCCGATGGTCTACATTAGCAAAGACGAGTACCATCGCGACATCGCCGAAATTAAAACCATGCTTGGCAAGATTTTTGACAAGCTTGACAATAAAATGGACAAGTAATGGCCACCGCTAGAAGGCCCGCAACAAGGGCTAGAAAAGCAGCGCCGCGCGACACAACAGATAAGATTCTTGACCTGATCAAGTGGGTGGACAACCCGTTCAAGCTTGTTTCGGTCATCCTACTGTCTACCATTGCCTTCACCGGATACTTTGCGTGGGATAGCCGTCAGGTCATCTTGGCTGCAATCAAGTCCAGCAACTCAATGCCACAACTAAAAGATCATGAACAGTTGCTTCCTCTGGCAAACGCTTTAGTTAAAGAAGTAAGCGCTATCGGTGTTGTGGTTAATAAGGTCAATCTTGCAACAAACAGCCGAACGACGGTATTAGCTATTGCAAACGGTGAGCGCAACCACAAACTCGAAGGTTTAACAGTCAGCCTGTTTGCCGCCAGCCCTGAGCGCAATGCAGATGTAGTCTCAATGTTAAACAACGAAGTAGCGTGTAAGCCGTTTGAGTCATCTAGCCCCGTCGGTGAGTGGGCAAAGCTGATGGGTGTTACTTACATGTGCAGGGCTTCAATACCCAATGAGATTGGCAAGTTTGCTGGGTACATTGCTGTAGGCTTTAAGTCTGAGCCACGGGACTTGATATCCGTTAAGACCCGAATGATATTAGCCGCATCGGAGATGGACAAATGAAAACAAAATGGGAAGCACTCAAGGCTTGGTGTAGCGCCAAGTGGACAGCAACTAAAGCATGGTTTTCAAACGTGAGGCTCTAATATGTTACCGATAATGGATATCCTTGGCATCGGCATGAAGGTTCTGGATAAGTTCTTTCCCGATCCTGAACAAAAAGCAAAGGCTCAGCTAGAGCTAATGCAGATGCAACAGAACGGTGAGCTTGCTAAGATGCAAGCCGACATGCAAGAGCAAGGCGAGCTGACCAAGCGCCAAGAGAACGACATGAAGTCCGACTCATGGCTCTCTAAGAACATCCGCCCCATGACGCTCATTGCGATCCTTGCCGGCTACTTTACGTTTGCCATGATGAGCGCGTTTGACATGGAAACAAACAAAGCGTACGTCGAACTGCTTGGCCAGTGGGGCATGTTGATCATGTCGTTCTATTTTGGTGGCAGGACGTTGGAAAAGATTATTGATATGAAAACTAAAGAAAAAGTCACTGAAGCGGAGATTAAAAATGCAAAGTAACTGGAATAAGTCGTTTGATTTAATGATCAAGAGCGAGGGTGGCTTTAGCGACGACCCCCGCGATGATGGCAACAAACTGCCAGACGGTCGCCCAGGCTCAACCATGTTGGGCGTCACGCAATACAATTGGGAAGCGTGGACAGGCCATCAGGTCACGCATGAGCAGATGAAGAAGCTTACGCCAGAAGACGTTAGACCATTCTACAAACGGAAATTCTGGGATATATGTCGTTGCGACGAGTTACCATCACCCATTGACTATCTGGTGTTTGACATCGCGGTTAATGGTGGCCCAGGCCGTGCCGGTAAGCTATTGCAAGAGTGTGTTGGCGTGCCGGTCGATGGTGGGATTGGCCCTATCACTTTGGCTGCCGTTGCCAAACAAGACGTAAACGAATTGATCGACAAGTTCTCGGCCGCCAAAGTGGACTTCTACTTGGGTCTAAACAATCCTGTTTATGAAACAGGTTGGTTAAACCGTGTCAAGCATGTGCGGACTGCCGCGCTTGGGATGGTGGACTCCAACCAAACTTAGCCCACGTCTTAGCAACGTCTGTTGCGGCTGACGGTACATACACCCAAGTTGGGTCGTCGATCAGGGGGCAGCGTAGTTTCATTTTTAGTCTCCTTCATACATCGGTCATAAAGATTGCACAAGGGTATGTGCTCGCACCTACAAATTTTGTCCGACTCTTGGACAAAAATCTTAATCAGGATCATCGGACAACTCCCTCTAGTCGATCTGCGATCAATTTAGCGTAGCCCGCAATGTCTAACCACGAATCGGCGTAGTCAGGATCGCCATTCAGGATGCGCGCAATCTTCTGAGCAATTACCTCAAGCGCTTCCTTTTGATCGGGGGCGAGTCTTGCCCAGCCTTCTTCTTGTTTCATCATATCTTTTATCGTCTGCGACATACTGGCTAGGTCTTTAAACAGACCATAGCGTTTGCCGCGCTCCTCTAGTATGGCTTCTACGCCTTTAATTGGGTGCGCGTAGCCTTGGGCGTAATCGCGCGCTACGATGTCGGCAAGCGTTTCAATGTTCTTCATGGCTGTCGTGCCTCATTCATAATCTCGATACGTTCGCGGTCTGCACGTAGCGCCGTATAGCGCTGGTGCAACCGCTTTAGTATAGATGAGCGCCGTGCTGTTGCGCGTTCTTCGTTCAATAGCTCTAAAACGGTTTGCTCGCTTAGGCTATGCAATTCGTTATTTAGACTGCGCCAGGTTTTCAATTTTTTGCTCCAAGTCTGCAATGCGTGAGGTGACGTTAAATAATGCGCGTTGAACGGCGTTAGCTTGGCGCTGCCGAATGGTTAGCTCAACCTTTGCGGCTTTCAGTTTGGCTTTGTAGAGTTCTAATCGTTTCATCATATTCCTTAATCATTTGTGCAATTTCAAGTTGTTCTTGCTGGGTAATCAATCCGGTGTTTAATATCTCAATTGCTCTTTCTAGTGTCATTTCAACGCCTCCATAGCGATATCAGACACGGCGCGCTTGTTGTGTAGCGCCGCCCAAATTTTCTCATCAACGGTTTTGTTGGTAAGCAACACGTACACCCACACGTCATGCTTCTGGCCCGAGCGGTGCAGACGCCCTACGGTTTGTTCGAACAATTCAAGACTCCAAGGCAGTGACAGAAAGACCATCCGGCAACCGCCGTGTTGCAAGTTAAGCCCATGTCCGGCTGACTTGGGGTGGACAAGAAGCAACTCCACCTCTCCCTTATTCCAGCGCTCGATAGCGCGGTCATCGTCAAGGGTAAGGGCGTGCTTATAGCGGCGCTTGAGCTCGGCGAGCTCTTCCTTGTACGTGTACGCGATGATTGTGTTGGCATGTTGGTTCTCCTGTATTAGATCGTCGAGTAGTTCAAACTTGTGGCGGCTAAACCAGATAGGCGTCTGCGTTGTCACAAACTTGCCTGGTGCTAACGGGTTGGGCTTGACTGACGTGTCGTACACAAACCCAGACGCCATTTGTTGCAGCTTGCCTGTCACAACCGCAGCGTTCACCGCCTCGATCTGCGTATCGCCATACTGCAACACAAAATCTTTTTTCATTTGGTTGTACTCGATCATCGGCATATCGCAGCGCAGCTCGACCGTGTGACAGGGCGCAAGCTTGTCTGCATACTCACCAGGCTCAAGCAAGTACGTTGCAGGGCGAATGACGTCCATGACCATCTTGAGCGAGCCAGCGCGAGGCGCCCACTCGCCATACTCGGGGTTCATCAGCACAAAATACTTCTGCATAAACGCGCCCTTGCTGCGCCCAAGCAAGCTCTGGTCCACGATTTTGCATTGGCCGAACACGTCTTCTAGGCCATTCGAGGTAAACGATCCGGTCAAGCCCCAACGAATACGCATCTTGTCGATGATCTTAAACAACGCCTTGAACCGTGCGCCTGACGGGTTCTTAAGCCTTGTCAGTTCGTCAAACACCACGCCATCAAAGTCCAATTCTTGCTTGGCTAACCATTGCAGATTGTCGTAGTTGGTGACGACCACGTCAGCCGTAAGTGCTGCCAACCGTTGCTTGGGCGTGCCCACGGCCACCGCAATGTCAAGCTTAGGCGCCCACTTAGGGGCTTCAACCGGCCAGACGTCAGTTGCCACACGCTTAGGCGCCAACACTAGCCACCGGTGCACCACTCCCTTGTCAAGCGCGTCTTGCATGGCGGTGAGTGTGATGGCCGTCTTACCCGCGCCCACAGGCGCTAACACCATTGCACGATCATGTTCGTACAAAAAGTCAGCCGCTTCGTTTTGGTAGGGTCTAAGATTCAAGATACGCCTCTATAAAGGTTTGCGCGGCTTGCGGGACGATGGCGTTGCCGTAGGCGCGCAAACGTCCCACTCTGGCGGTAGACCCATAAGCCAACGGGAATGTGCTGGGTTCAACTGGGCGCGTTTTGCCGTCGGTGCAGTCGATCCAATCGGCGGCTCCCCAGAAACCAGACGTACCGCATTGGGCAATTCGCTGTTCTTGTGTTTCGCCGCCCCCGCTGACCCCCGACCGTCCGCTCTGAGCGGTGTCGGCCAACTCGCTAGATGCGCCTCGTCCCTTAGTTTGTACTTGCCCGCTGTCCCTGGGCGTATCTCCATTACGCCGCCCTCCCCGTCCGACTTTTGAGGGCTGCGCCACGAAGTACAGTCTGTGTCGGATATGCGGCGCACCGACGCCCGCAGCAGGAATACCTGCAGCCCCGACGATATAATTTTCTCTTTCCAAGTCATTTTGAACAAGATCGAGCCATCCGTGTTTAATCGCGCTTTCAACTTGTTCGCCAAAGATAACGTCAGGTCGGCACTGCTGGATAAGTTCAAACCATGCGGGCCACAAGTGTCGTTCGTCAGTGACGCCGGCGCCTGCTCCGGCAATGCTAAAGGGTTGGCAGGGGCAACTGCCTGTCCAGACAGGTCGGTCGTCTGACCATCCTGCGTTTCGCAAAGCGTGGCTCCAGACGCCGATCCCTGCGAAGAAATGGCACTGGGTATATCCTTTAAGATCGTTTGCTTTAACATCCACAATACTCCTTGTGTCTACGTCGCCTGGCGCAATATGCCCAGCCGCAATTAAATTACGCAACCATTCGGCGGCGTATAAATCTATTTCGTTGTAATAGTTAAGACCCATTGTTTTACTTGCTCCTTAGTCCATAGACAACTGTAGTTTTGTTTAAGTCTTACCATTTCCGCGGCGAATAACTTTTGGAGTGGTGAAAGCTTGCCACCCTTGGTCTTCAACTCCACGAACCACGTCTGCCCATCGGGCAGGCACGCTATTCGATCTGCGACGCCCCGATGCGATGGCGATGTGAACTTGTAAGTGATGCCACCGACCATTTCGACCGACCATTTGAAGTACGCCTCGATTTCTGATTCACGCATAAAAAGTATTTGACAACAAAAACAAAATGATGTCAAATACAAATTCACAACAGGAGACTACACTATGAACACACCCGCCTTCCCCACTTGGTCTGCTAAGGACGTCGTCCAAGGCATGACATTACGCGATTTCTTTGCCACAGCCGCCTTGCAAGGCCTTCTTGCAGTGAACCCGCCTCTTGCCCCTAAAAATGTTGTTGACGCCGCGTATGAGTACGCCGACTTGATGATGGAGCGCCGCGATGCTGCATAGTTCAATCGTAGGCGGCTCGACCGCCAAGCGCGTCATGGCGTGCCCCGCCTCCGTTAACTTATGCGCCAAGATGCCGCCTAGACCATCTAGCGTACACGCTGACCGTGGCACGCTACTGCATGACGCAATTGCTATGCTCTTAGATGGTAAAGTCGAAAGCGTAATCGGTATGGAATACAATGGAATCATACTCACGCAGGAGCTTTACGATGACAAGATTGCCGTTGCACTTGCTGCACTTGACGAGATCGATCCTGACAAGCGTATGGAGTTTGCTGTGGAGAGCCGCGTGGGTTTTGGCAATCTCTTGCCTGGGGTGTTTGGTTCTGCTGATCTGCTTGGCCGCATTGGTGATCGGGCCATTGTTTTGGATTGGAAGTTTGGTGATGGTGTGGTGGTTGATGCAGTAGAGAATGCCCAAGGGATGTTCTACGCGGGCGCCGCTATGCGTACGCCTGACACGCAATGGGTGTTTGACGGCGCAACTGAAATTGAAATCATCATTGTGCAGCCCCCTATGACGCGTCGTTGGGTCACAACACCCGCACGCATTAAACAGTTTGAGGCCGAGTTAGTTGCCGCCGTTAAGCAGTCGCAAAAAGATGATGCGGCTTTCAACGCCGGTGATCATTGTCGTTGGTGTGCGGCCAAGCCCGTGTGCCCCAAGATGACAGGCGAAGTTGATCGCTTTATGAAGACAAGCTTGCAGACAATTGACGCAACTCAGATTGGTCATTACTTGCAACAAGCCGATCAGATTGAAGACTTTATTAAGTCTGTGCGTGAGATGGCGTTTACCATGCTTGAGAACGATGTCCCAGTGTCTGGCTACAAGTTGGTTGCCAAGCGTGGCACACGTCAATGGACGAACGAAGACGACGCAATAAAATTTTTAGGTGACAAAGCTTTTGAAAGTAAGCTAATATCTGTCGCTGCTGCCGAGAAGTTGGTCGGCAAAAAGAATTTCCCGCAGGAACTAGCTGTATCGGTTTCATCGGGCAATACGCTGGCAAACGAGGATGATCCTCGCCCAGCAATCTTGAACCTCTCAAAGGTTCTATCTAAACTTAAGGTAATCTAAAATGTCTAATATCGCAACTTTTAAATCCGCAAACCTCCCCGCTGTTTCGTCACTCTCTCAGTCGCTTCGCGCGCTTGAGCAAGACGTGGGCACGCCTGGCTCGGTCATCATTAAGATGGACAAGACAGGCCATTGGGTATTTGGTGCAGACCAGACCGAAGCCGAAGACGACGCTCGTTGGGCAATCAATCCTTTCTCATTTGTTCACGGCTTTATTGCTTGGGGCGAGGGTGAAGTTCTCGGCGAAAAAATGGTGTCGGTGTCCGAGCCGTTGCCTGAGCTTGACACACCACCACCAAACGCCAAGCGCGGCTGGGAAACGCAAGTCGGTATGTCGCTTAAGTGTGTCTCCGGCGAAGACGAAGGGATGGAAGCGCGTTACACCGTGACTTCCGTCGGCGGTAAGCGTTCGGTGCAAGCGTTGGCGGTCGCCATCGCAAACCAAGTGGACGTTGACCAAAGCAAACCTGTGCCTGTGGTGTTGCTAAAAAAGGAACATTATCAGCATAAGAGCTATGGCCGCATCTACACGCCAGTCTTTGAGATTGTCGAGTGGGTTGGCATGGACGGCGAAGTAGCAGAGCCCGCAGTAGCGGAAGCTGAAGCAGCCCCCGCACGTCGTCGTCGAGGTGCCGCATGATTGACTTGACCCTTTCAATTGAACAAGTCAATGTAATTATGGGTATGCTTGGCCGCCAACCTTACGAACAGGTCGAAGGCCTGATCGCTGAGATTCGCGCTCAAGCTATTCCACAATTGCCAAAGACAGAAGAGTAAGGTTCAGGGGCGGTTAGGCAAGCATTCAAGGATGTCGTAAGTGCGTGTTTTTCTTGCCTTCCAACGCACAGTTAGTCACGACCAAATTGACGCCCCACCTATACAGTAAGGTAAAGTAATGAAAGAAAAATATCAAATCTCGTTTAGCGGCGGGCGCACTAGCGCTTACATGACCAAACTTTTAGTAGACAATTGGTCAGATCGGTACGATTTTATTGTGACGTTTGCTAACACGGGTCTTGAGCACCCTAAGACTTTAGAATTTGTCCACAATTGCGACCAACATTTTAAATTTAATACGGTTTGGCTAGAAGCTGTAGTGCACGAAGGCCGCGTGTCCAGTTCGCACAAGATAGTAAATTACAAATCAGCAGCGCGTAAAGCTGAACCTTTTGAGGCTGTTATCGCATC